GCCGAGATGGATAAAAGAGGTTGGGCTTATGATCCTTTCCAAGGTATGAGTAAACCTCTTAAATCTGAAATGGAAATGTATTATAGTACGGATGCAGATATAGTTAAAGCCAGATCTGCGATTGAATATCAGAAATCAATCATTGACTCTTTGGAAGAGATTATGGGTAATATTCGTTGGAGGCATACTCACATCAAGAATATTATCGACTTCCGCAAGTTTACTTCTGGTATTTGACAAACAATTCTAGTTAGATGTCGTTTCGATTAAATCTATTATAATGAATTTGATATAGTGAGTAAAGAAGAATTTGATGATTTCAATTAATAAAAAGAACGAAGCATTGCTTTACATCACTTCGGATGATTCTGGTATCTTGATGGAGTTATCAGAGTATTTCACATTCTACGCTGATGGATATAAATGGATGCCGAGCTATAAGAACAAGCAGTGGGATGGCAAAATCAGATTGTATAATCGTATGAATAGTACCATTCCTTATGGTCTATTAAATGAAGTTCTTCAATTTGCAAAAGATCGGGGTTATCAAGTAAATCTTTCGAATGAGATTGAAAACAGATTCTCTTATGATGAATCATACATTGATTCCTTGCCATTGTGCTCTGGAGGAAAAGAGATTGAAGCAAGAGATTATCAGAAGAAAGCATTTGAATTTGCGACAGAGAATGGAAAAGCAATTCTAGTATCTCCAACTGGTTCTGGTAAGTCTCTTATTATCTACATGCTGATTCGTTATTATCTTCAAGAGGAACTTAATAAGAAAGTCATCATTGTTGTTCCAACTACTTCTCTGGTTGAACAGATGTATAAAGACTTTGCGGATTATTCAACTAATGATTCTGACTTCGATGTAGAAGAAGATGTACACAGAATCTATTCTGGTAAGGAAAAGACATTTGATCAATCTGTTGTTATCACTACATGGCAGAGTGCTATTAAATTACCTCAACAATGGTTTGAACAGTTTGGATGTATCATTGGAGACGAAGCACATACATTCAAAGCAAAATCTCTCACAACGATTATGAATCGATTGATTCATGCTGAGATGAGAATCGGAACAACTGGTACTCTTGATGGAGGACAAGTGAATGAGTTGACATTGATTGGTAACTTTGGGCCTGTGTATAAAGTAACCACGACACAAACTCTAATTGATTCTGATACTCTTGCTGATTTGAAGATTCAGTCTCTTGTTCTTAAATATAGTGATGAAGTTCGAAAAGCATTTGGTAAACAGAAATATCAAGACGAGATTGATTTCATTGTATCACATGAGAAACGGAATCGATTCATTACTAATCTGGCTCTAGATCAAACAGGTAATACCTTGGTTCTCTATAATCTCGTGAAGAAACATGGTGAACCTCTATTCAAAGAGATAAGAGATAGAGCAGGAAAGAGAAAAGTATTCTTTGTATCTGGCTCAGTTAATGCTGAAGAAAGAGAAAAGATTCGTACAGTCACAGAGAAGGAAAAGAATGCAATCATTGTCGCTTCTGTAGGTACATTTAGTACTGGTATAAATATAAGAAATCTTCACAATATTATTTTCGCATCTCCAACAAAGTCACAGATTCGAGTTCTTCAATCCATCGGTAGAGGTTTGAGAAAGAGTGAGAATGGACAGGGAACAGTGGTCTATGATTTAGCAGATGATCTATCTTGGAAAAAGAGAAAGAACTACACACTGAATCACGCTGTTGAAAGAGTAAAGATATATAATAAAGAGAGGTTTAATTATCAAATACACGAAGTACCTTTATGATTAATATGATTGAAAAAATACTGGATGCAGACATCTACACCTATCGTCTCACAGATGGTAGTTACATCGTTGCGGAAGAAGTGGATATCGAAGAATCGACAGAATACAGTAATACAATATTTGTAACTCTTCCCGCACAGATAGTCTATACAGAAGAAGGATATCATATCGTTGAATGGAATCTCTCTTCTCTACATGATCTAACCGAATTGAATGCTGACAATATAGTTAGTCGTTCGGAGGCACTATTCGAATTAAAAGCACATTACTTCAAATACATTCTTCTTAATAAAGAAAGACAGGATGAACGAGATGATGCCATGCTATCCTTATTGGAGATGGACAATTTAGACGAAGCCTTCTTAAATGATTTTGACAAACAAGATTTAAATGAGCATATCAAAAGATGGGATTGGAAACCTGGGAATAATTAGGTATTCTTTGTTTGATTCAAATCAATTATAAAGAGAAGTCAACTCGATGTCAAACCCTAAATAAGGTATTGACATATTAAATACGATATATATTATACTATATAATGAAACGTGCAAAACAACACTATGTAAATAACAAAGAGTTCTCTCAAGCTGTAGTGGATTATGTGAATTCGGTAAATGAAGCTAGAGAACAAGATAAGAGTGAACCCAATGTTACTGAATACATAGGTTCTTGTTTCCTTAAAATAGCTGAGGGACTATCACACAAGCCTAACTTCTTTTCATACACATATCGAGAAGAGATGGTAATGGATGCAGTCGAGAATTGTATCAAGGCTATTATGAATTATGATGTGAAGAAGGCAACACGAACAGGATTGCCAAATGCATTTGCATATTTCACACAGATATCATACTATGCTTTCCTTCGTCGAATCGCAAAGGAAAAGAAGCAACAAGATATTAAAGAGAGATACATTGATTATGCTGGTGCTGATGCTTTCGCTGAATTTGATGGTCAATGTGATTCGGACTCCATTGTTGCACAAGTTCGTTATAAGAGTCAAATGAATCGAGCCAAAGATGATAAGATCAAAGAATTTGGAAAGCAGTTGAAGAAGAGACAACGAGCAAAGAAGAAGGTAATTGATTCGTTTGAATCTTTTTACGCTTAATACATTATGAAGATAGCTATAATTAATGACACTCATGCGGGTGTTAAGAATGGTTCAGACGTATTTTTAGATTATTCACAGAGATTCTACGAGAACACATTCTTTCCATACCTACTTGAGAATAACATAAAGAAGATAATCCACCTTGGTGATTATTTCGATCACCGTAAGTTTGTGAATTTCAAAGTTCTTAAAAGGAACTACGATCATTTCATTTCGAAACTTGAAGAGTATGAAATGACGATGGATATCATACCAGGTAACCACGACGTATACTACAAAAATACTAACGAACTCAATTCCTTAAATGAAATACTAGGACACTATGACGGCACTATTAATATTTGGAATGACCCTACAACTGTTACTTTTGGTAGCCTTGATATACTTATGCTTCCTTGGATCAGCGTGGATAATTACGAAACTTCCATGGCAGCGATTAAAGAAAGCAAAGCATCAGTTGTCGCAGGGCACCTTGAATTAGCGAACTTCGAAGTCATGCGAGGTGTGACGTCAAAAGACCACGGAATGGATCATAAGATATTCGAAAGATTCGACATGGTTCTATCAGGTCACTACCATGCAAAGAGTCATAGGGATAACATTCATTATCTTGGCACTCAATTACAACTTACATTCTCTGATGCGAATGAAGATAAGTTCTTTCATGTGTTAGATACCGAAACAAGAGAATTGACACCTATCAAAAATAATGATAGTATGTTTCACAGACTGATTTATGATGAAGATTCTAAACCTATTATTGATGATCGCTTTAGTGGTACTTACGTTAAGGTTGTTGTTCTTAATAAAAAAGATCTTTATGGATTTGACAGATGGTTTGATCAATTACAGCGCACTAACCCATTTGAAATTAAAGTTGCGGAATCATTTGAAGAATACCTTGGAGAGAATGTTGAAGATGATTCTGTCAGTACTGCAGACACTCAATCGCTTCTTAACAGCTATATTGATTCGACTGAAACTAATCTGAATAGAAGTGTGTTGAAGAAATTGATGCAAGAACTATATGTTGAAGCGCAAACTCTTGACGAAATATAATGATAACATTTGAGAAACTATCCTATAAGAACTTCCTATCAACTGGAGATAAGGAAACAGTAATTGATTTGAATCGATCTTCCGCCACTCTTGTTGTTGGAGCGAATGGCGCAGGAAAGTCCACAATGCTTGATGCGCTATCATTTGCGCTCTTTGGAAAACCTCATCGTAATATCAATAAACCTCAGTTAGTTAATTCTATCAATGGTAAACAGTGCGAGGTTGAGGTCACATTCAAAGTAGGATCGAATCGATATCGTGTATTTCGTTCTATCAAGCCAAATCGATTTCACATCTATCAGAACAATAAGTTACTTAATGAAGAATCTCATTCACGAGATTATCAAAAGGTTCTTGAGAGTAATATTCTCAAATTGAATCACAAGTCTTTTCATCAGGTTGTAGTTCTTGGTTCTAGTTCGTTTATTCCATTCATGCAATTACCTGCTGCCCAGCGCAGAGGTGTTATTGAAGATCTACTTGATATCGGTATCTTTACTAAGATGAACAATCTTACTAAGGAAAGATATTCGAAACTCAAGAATGAATTAGCACAGACTAGCAATAACATCAATATCATTAACGAGAAGATTCTTCTACAGGAGAAGCATATTCGTGAATTGAAGGATATCGATCTGAAGCAATCTCTAAAGAATGAAAAGAAAGTTGAAGAGTTAAAAGCGGAGGTTACTCTTCTTATTGAGCGCAATAAAGAACTTCAAGATCAGTTTGATGCAGAATGGCCAGATCTATGTAAAACAATCGATGGATTGAATTCGAAGATCGGAGATATCTCTACAGAGAAGATGACTCATAATCACGAGATTAAATCACTTGTGAAGCAAGATAAGTTCTTTGAATCAAATGATTGTTGTCCCACTTGCGATCAGACACTCACAGAAGACTTTAAAAACATCAAGAGAAAAGAGATCACAAGTCGTGCATCGGTCATTAAAGAGACCATTACTAAACTTGAAAACGAGGATTTTTCACTTCGGAAATCTCTTGATTCTGCCAATACTTCTAAGAGTTCACTAGACAAGATTCGAACTGATATTCGAATGAACGAAGGAACAATCCACCACTGTGAGTCTCAGATTCATTCTCTTCAATCAAGCGAAGAAGTTAAATCTATTGATACTACTCAGGCAGAACAAGAACTTGAAGAGAATAAGAATGAACTAACTGAGTTGAATAATACAATGCAATCTCAAACTCATGTTCGTTCTTATATCGAAGCCATCTTTGAGTTATTGAAGGACACTGGTATTAAAACAAAGATCATTAAGGAATATCTTCCAGTGATGAACAAGTTGATTAATCAGTATCTTCAGGTTCTTGACTTCTTTGTTTCATTCACACTCGATGATTCCTTTAATGAAACTATTCGTTCTCGGCATCGTGATGACTTCTCTTATTCTTCATTTTCGGAAGGAGAGAAACAAAGAATCGATTTAGCACTTCTCTTTGCTTGGCGACAGATCGCTAAGATGAAGAACTCTGCTAACACGAACCTATTGATTCTTGACGAGACATTCGACTCCTCACTTGATTCAGATGGTGTAGATAACCTCATAAAGATTCTATACACACTTCGTGAAGATTCAAATGTCTTTATTATCTCACACAAGCAGGATCTGTTGGATGGGAAGTTTCCTGCCAAGATTGAATTCGTTAAGCGCAATAACTTCTCGGGTATCAAATAATGAAGTACGATGTATTCAATAATACTCGATATCTTGTAGAGTCGATGTTGGATAAGTCAGATGATTCAAGTGCTAGAACTCTATTTGATGCATATTTCAAGAATGCGCTGATACCTCAATTCTATGATACGTATGGAGTTAAGATAAGATTTAATGAGAACTATTCTCAAATAATCAAAGAATTGGATAAGATTCGATCGAAGTTGTAAGTCATTGATACTCAACAGGTTGTGACATTTTGAGTCAAATATACTCAAGTTTTGTAAGTCATTGATACTCAGCAGGATACACTCCTGTACAAATCCATGGTCTCATGTTATAATAGACATATAAGATTGAGATAGACCATGAGAAAAAAGAGACAAGATCGAAACTATATCCTTTATCGTGTTAGCGGAGGTGATGACACCTACATTGGTCTAACTGTCGCTCAGGGTCGAGCCTTTTGGAAGTCAGTCAAGATTCGAGTTCAGAAGCACATCTCTCGTGCCATGAATGAGAACAAGGACTGGACGATGTGCAATTTCCTCCGTGAGACTGAAGAGACCATATACTATGAGGTTCTTGAAGTTGTCCGTGGTCGCAAGAATGCTTACCAAAGAGAACGTGAGTTAATTCGTGAATTAAACCCCTCTTTGAACGATTTCTAAGATGTTGATTATGAATGACTTACGAACTTTTCAAATTTCTAAAAAACAATTTCCTAAACCCTTGACTATCAACGAGATGAATATGTTTACAAAATCCATAAAATAGGATATAATAGACATATAAGATTGAGAATGAAAATTACAGAAACCAAATCCACCCTAGCCCGACTCCTCGCTAAAGAGAATATCAATGTGACATCGACCGCAAAGGCGACCGCTTACTTTGACATAAAGAATCGGACTCTGGCTCTTCCCAAGTGGAAAGACCGCGGCATCTCAGTTATGGATATGCTGATCGGACACGAAGTCGGACATGCTCTTTATACTCCAGCTGATGCAGTTGAAAAATTTAATGAGAAGTGCCCTGGCACACCCTTTGATGTCTGCAACATCGTTGAGGACATTCGAATCGAACGATTGATTCAGTCGACTTATCCTGGTTTGCCTCGACTCTTTAAAGAGGCTTACAATGAATTGGTCGAGGCTGACTTCTTCGGCATCGGTGACAAGGATGTCAACGAGATGAAGTTTATTGATCGTCTCAACCTCCGAGGTAAGATTGGTATGATTTCCGATATTCCACTCTCTGATGAAGAAGAAGTGATTTTCAAAAAGTGTGCCGATGCTGAAACCTTTGAAGATGTTTTAGAGGTCTGCGCTGAGATTGCTGAGAAAATGAAGAAAGAGCCTGAGCCAGAGAACAATGACTCTGACGAGGACAATGAAGAAACTTCAACCGACGAGGGTTCCGACGACACGAGTGATGAGAATGACTCTGGTGACGAGAATGACTCTGGTGATGAATCCGAGAGTGATGACGGTACTGAAGCCGAGGCTGAGAAGTCTGAAGAAGACGAAGAGAACTTCGACAACGATGCTGAGGCAAGCTCTTCTGACATTGAGTCTGATGAAGACGCTGAGGAAGCCGAAGGTGATGAAACCGTCGCTGATGGTGAGAGTGCCGAAGAGGTTAATAAAGAACTCGTTTCTGAAACTCAAGAAAACTTTGATCGCTCTCTTGAAAAAGAAGTTCAAACATCTAGAGAACTTGGGTATAACACGATGATTCTACCTCGACGGGAATCAATTTATGAGAACATTTGTGACTATAAGACATTGATTGTCGACCGTGAAAAAACTGAAGCAATCGCCTCTGCGAATGAATGGTACCCCGAGCATAAAAACAAGGCAGAAGAACTTAGAAAAAAGACTAAGAAGAAAGCCGCAGTTCTAGCTCGTGAATTCGAACGTCGCAAAGCGGCTTATCAATACTCTCGCTCGACCGAAGCTCGAACTGGTGTGATTGATGTGAACAAGCTTCACTCTTACAAGATCACAGACGAGATTTTCTTGAGCAAATCAATTCTAGCTAACGCAAAGTCCCACGGCATGGTTTTCCTACTGGATTATTCTGGCTCTATGGGTTCAGTGATCAGTGATGTGATCGAACAGACTTTGAATCTAGTTGAATTTTGCCGAATGGTTGGAATTCCCTACGATGTTTATTCATTCACATCGGTATGGCGCCACGGAATTGACAGGAATGATTATTCTCCTGCACCAAATGAAGTCGACCTGAAAGATACTTTGATTCTTCACCATCTATCAAGTGAGATGTCTAAGAGTGACTTTAAGAAAGCTTCGGATAACATGTGGTTACAGGTTTCTCTTGGTGGAAGTCGCAACTTGGTTTCAGCTCCTTACGAATCTCTTGGTGGAACTCCACTGGATAGCACACTCACCGCGATGTTCACAGTTGTTAAAGATTTTATCGCTAAGAATAAGACTCAAAAGACAATGTTTGTGACTCTTACAGATGGTGATTCAAGTCGAGTTTCCTTCCGTGAGCCTGGTGAATATGATTCATGGGCTTCAAAGACTCGATTCAAATTTGGTAATGCTGTTCACGAGATCGGTAATTACAATACAACTTACGAGCTGATTAAAATAATGGGTGAGATTCCAACTGTTACCACGATTGGTTTTTACCTCGCCACTAGCAAACGAGAAGTGAACCGGGAACTCTACAACTTCGGCCGAGATACAGCCAAATTGAAAAAGACATTGAAGAAAGACGGACATATCGAAGGTGGAAACATAAAGGGCTATGACTCTTACTTCCTACTGAATGATGTTTCTATTGATGACGAAGACTTCAACACGAAAGATATCGACGAGGATATCTCATCGTCCAAGCGAGCCCAAACAAAGTTGGCGAAACAATTCTCGGCTCACCATGCTGGAAGCAAGAAGGCTCGGGTTCTGATGACCAAGATTGCCACTAAGGTAGCCTAAGCCCAAAGTGAAAAACAATCTCAACCCCTTGAATATCAATGACTTATGACTTTTTCAGAAAAAATAAAAACAGTTTTGTAAGTCATTGATATTCAATAAGATAAAGATGTTTACAAGACCAAGAAAATAGATTATAATATACATATAAGATTGATTAATATGACTATGCTAAATACAAAAGATATCTCCCGCATCCACAATGAACTCGGCAACACAACTGATTCTGTTCGAATCGGTGAAGTGATTGCCGCCGGCAAAGCCCTCGGCTTTCACGGCCCAGACATCCGCAAGACGGTGAACAAATGCTTCAGCAAGACTTCTACTCGAGGTCGGTACAATTTCCCAACAAGTGAAAAAGAGGAGACCTCCGCTCCCGCTCCTGTCGCGGCTGAGCCAGCTCGGTTTAACAATGCTATGTCGGTTTCCTCTGTGACCGATGACGAGGTCTATGTTCCTAAAGTTGACAAGACCTATGTCAAATGGGGTGAGTATAAGACTGTGTTTGATGTGATTATGTCCAAACATTTCTTCCCACTTTATATCTCAGGTATGTCTGGTAACGGAAAGACCTTCATGGTCGAACAAGCCTGTGCGAAAGCCAAACGGGAATATGTACGGGTACAGATTTCACCTGAGACTGACGAAGACGATTTAATTGGTGGTTTCCGACTGATTAATGGTGAGACCGTTTTCCAAAAGGGGCCTGTTATTAAGGCTATGGAACATGGTGCAATTCTTCTGATCGACGAGATCGACCGTGCTACTAACAAGATTATGTGTCTCCAAGGTATTCTTGAGGGTAAGCCTGTTCTTCTGAAAAAGACTGGTCAAATGGTTATCCCCGCTGATGGATTCAACGTGATTGCCACAGCCAACACCAATGGTCGAGGCTCTGAAGATGGTCGATACTCTGCCGCTTCAATTATTGATGATGCTTTCCTCGAGCGATTCGTGGCGACGATCGATCAGCCTTATGCCGCCCCTCGGGTTGAAATGAACATTCTCAAGAAGCATGCCGAGAAGTTCGAAGTGAACGATGACACCTTTCTTGAGAAACTGATCGCCTGGTCAACAGTCATTCGAAAGACCTTCGACGATGAGGCAATCGATGATGTGATTTCGACTCGCCGACTGTGCCACATTGTGAAGACCTTTTCAATCTTTAAGGATCGCACTAAGGCGATTGAACTCTGCACGAATCGATTCGACTCCGAAACGAAGACTGCATTTATTGATCTTTACACGAAGATTGATGAGTCAACTCCAACAATGGAAGAGCTTATTAATCGAAGTGAAAATACAACTGAAACGACCACTGAACCAGTTGAAGTGCCATCGTTTTAATAGTCATACTCAATCAATCGAGGTGGTGTCCTTTGGTCGGGGCACCACCTCACTATAACAAAATTTATGAATCCAACAGAACAACCTAAACCAGAACAATATTGGAAAGAACGATACGAAGAAAGTATTGGAGTGAAAAATGTAACGAAGCCCACAAATCCTAAAGATGCATGTGGGGTTAAAAAGGTGCCCATGAGTGGAATGCCTATGAATGTTTTAATGGAAGCTGGACTAGTTAAGCTCCATGGTGATCTAAAATATGGTCGATTTAACTGGCGAGAAGCTGGAGTCCGAGGCTCAGTATATTATGATGCTGCGATTCGTCACCTTGCCGCTTGGTATGAGGGTGAAGACATTGACCCAGATTCTGGTATACATCATATCGCTCATGCGATTACAGGACTTTCAGTACTTCGAGATTCAATGATACGAGAAGACTGGACTGATGATCGACCGCCTCCAAGTAAAACAGGATGGATTAAAGAATTTAACCAAATCGCAGAAAAGATGATTGACAATAACACCAACTCTGATATAGTACTAGATAATGAAACTAAGCAATAAGACAATCGAGATCCTCCGCAATTTCGGAGCGATTCAACCTAACCTCGTAGTTGAACCTGGATCAACTATTTCAACATTGGCAGAAGCGAAGCATATCATGGCTGAAGCTCAGATTGAAGAGAAGTTCGATACTGGCTTTGGCATTTATGATGTGAATGAATTTCTTTCAGCGCATTCTCTATTTGAAAACCCAGAACTGGAATTTTCTGATAGCCATGCGACAATTAAATCTGATGATGCAAAGGTGAAATACCACTTTGCTGATACCGAAATTCTTACTAAGAAGTCTCAATCAATTCAGATGCCTCCTGCTGACCTCTCATTCAGCTTTACTGAGGCAAACATTAACAATATTCGAAAGGCAGCGGCAAGTCTCAACCTTGATTCACCAACACTATCATTGATTGTTGAAGATGGTAACATTATCGCTCGAGTCCTTTGTACTCAAAACCCATCCTCAAATAGTTACTCCTTGGTGATTGGTAAATATGATGGTGAGACTAGCGCTGATTATCGTTTCAATATCGACAATCTCAAACTCATTGGTGGAGACTATAGTGTCGATATCACTAACAAACTGATTTCCAACTGGAAACATGAAACAGTACCGGTACAATACTGGATCGCACTTGATAAAACATCAACAGTATAAAATAATATGAGTGAAGAAGTAGAAACACAAGCACAACCAGAGATCACATTGAATGATTTCGTTGTGATGGTTAAACTTATCGACATCTGTTCTAAACGAGGCGCATTTGAAGGCTCGGAACTGAAGGATGTTGGTATTCTCCGAGGTCGAATCGCTGACTTTGTCGAGGCAAATACGCCTGCTGACGAATCAGAGACGGAACCCGAAGAAGAAACAAGTAGTTAGATTATGGATGGTGGGTGCTTAATGTGCCCACCATCTTCCTCTTGACTTTTAAACTTATTATTATAGTATTACTGAATGAAAGAAAATT